CAGATCTCCGAGGCAGCCAAGATCCCCATGATCGTCGACCAGATCGAGGATGCCATCGAGCAGGGCCTCTCCGTCGCCGTCTTCGTCAACTTCCAGGATTCCATCGACACCATCCGCGCAGCCCTGCCAGAAAACGTCGGCAAGGTCGCAGTCATCGTCGGCGGTCAGTCCGCGGAGGAACGTCAGACCAACATCGACGAGTTCCAGTCCGACCAGGCCCGTGTCATCGTCGCCAACATCCAGGCAGGCGGCGTCGGCGTCAGCCTCCACGATCTCCACGGCAACCACCCTCGCCTGGCCCTCATCAGCCCAACCTGGTCCGCCGTAGACCTGCGCCAGACCCTCGGTCGCGTCCACCGAGCCGGAGGTCAGTCCAAGTCCCTCCAGCGCCTCGTCTACGCCGCCGGTACCGTCGAGGAACAGGTCGCAGCCACCGTCGAGTCCAAACTCATCGACCTCGACACCCTCAACGACGGCGTCGTCTCCGACCTCAACCTCACCGAGCCCACCCCATGATCTCCACCGACTGGCTCCCCGCCCTCCAGGTCCTCGCAGCCTCCGGCGCCGGACTCACAGGCTCCGCCCTCTGGCTCCTGACCTGCGCCCGACTCAAGCCCGGCGTCGATCAGTTCGTCGTCTGGGCCGGACTCCTCCCAGGTGCCGCCCTGTGCGCCCTGGCCCTGCTCCTGGCCGCCCTGACCCAGTGACCACGCTGGAGATCAGCCTCTGCCGCTCCGTCGTCCGCGTCACGCACACCAGGACCGAAACGATCAAGCGCGGGAAACGTGTTCCAGCCACCACCGCGGACATCGTCCACGCCGTGATCCTGTGGTCGGAGAGCCCGGAGACGATGAAAAAAGTGCTTCTGCAACTGCCTGACGTCGTGAGCTTTACGCAAGAGGCGAAAAAATAGGCTTGTAATTTCCGCAGGGTAGGGTAGTAGAATCCGGCATAGCCGGAAGCTTGGAAGGCTCGTCGCCTAAGCGAAACGACCGTCTGACGGTGCCCGTCGGTGCGTGGGCCGTAAATAGCCCTTTAAGCGACCGACGGAACGAGCGACCGTCAGCGCCTGACAAACCAACCTCTCTCTCCTTTTAAGGAGAGGTGTGTCTATCGCCGACCAACCATCAAACTTCGGCGCTCGACACGGTCGAGTCGGAGTTCTCGATCGCGCTCCACGATGTTGCGCACGACCTCGTTCCTCCTTTCTCCGCTGCGCTGCGTGCGTCGCTCATTCCTCCCTCCGCGGTGCTTCGTTCGTCATCGTCTGGGCGCCCTGGTGCTTTTCGGCCTTTACGGGCCGCGCACCAGCCCAGCCAGTCATTGGACCTACCAACCTAGACGTCAGACGTCCGACGACCATTCCACCCCTTGCCGCATTCGCGGCGGGGCCCCGCACTTCCGTGCAGCTCCTAGCCCTAGCTCCTAGCTCCTAGCTCCTAGCTCCTAGCCCCTAGACCCTAGACCCTAGAATCTAAGCATTATGCCTAGACGCCAAGGGCCTAGATCATTGACCTGGAACACCAAACCGCATATAGCGAACCCAGTGAGCGACCAGACCACGCACGATCAGCCGCCCTCCATCCACGTCACCGCCTATGCCTACGGGGATCTCAAGTCGTCGGTGCTCACCAGTTGGGTGGACCTAGCCGCTAGGCTCACCAGCGACAAAACCAAAGCAGAACTCAGGATCATCAGAGAGGATGCCCTCATCAGCCGCTCCAGATGCCGAGCCACCCAGTTCTTCTTGCAGTCACCCGCAGACGTCTGGATCCAGCTAGACCATGACATCCAGTTCGACATCAACGACGTCCTGAACGCCGCACGCCTAGCGCATAACCTCAAGGCAGCCATTCAGATACCCTATAGCTGCCGCTCCCTGCCACCTAGGCCAGCACACCGCCCCAAGCCAGACGCCAAGCCTCTGGAGGATAACCCAGATCTGACCCCGGTGCTCTTCTTTGCCTCAGGTTGCGTCGCCATCGCCAGAGATGCCATCGAGCGCACCATAGGCATCCTGGAGCAACCCACAGCCCCGGAGCCCTTCCGCATCCAGTGGTGCGACGATGACATGGTAGGCCGCTTCCCAACGCTTTGGATGCCCTTCGCTCTAGACTCGTCCAAAGGACTGGAATACCTGTCCGAAGACTACGCAGCCTCCGCACGACTCTCACTCTGCGACGTCCCACAGCTCTCCATGACCCCAGCCACCCCACTCCGACATTGGGGCGACTTCGACTACAAACTCAGCCATGGCTAAACCAACCGACGACAAGCCAACACGCGGCAAAGACGTCTCGCTGGCCAAGATCGCCAAGGAACTCGGCACCCACCGCAATCGCATCACCTGGGCGCTCAACGACGATCCCCGTGTCCCAGACGACGAACGCCAACGCATCAAAGACCACGTCGCACAATCCGGCTACGTCCACACCCACCACCCAGACCAACACCATAACTCCAAACTCAACCAGGAACGCGCCGACATCGTCGTGGCCGGTGTCCTCGCCAACAAGTCCCTCTCAACCATCGCAGCCGACGCTCAACTCGAAGAACATACCGCGTTCCGCCTCGTCCGCGGCGTCAAAGTCCCCAAAGACTACCCCACCAACGAAGAAGAATGGCGCTCCGACGTCGTTTCCTTCCTCGAAATCGCCATCTGGAAGGGCACCAAACGCTTGGCTATCAACGGGATGGATGAGATTGATTCGAGGACAGTGCCGATTTCAGTTGCCATCTGCACGGACAAATTAGCTACTCTAAAGGGCCAACCAAGCACAATTCATGCTTCTGTAACGTTAACGGCGAGCCATCGGGACCTGCTGAAGGAGCTCGGGACCAAGCCTGGCACCCAGGTGGTCGACGTCGAGACCAACGCCGAGGTCATGCCGGAGGGTGTCTGAGGCCGTGTACAATAAGTATTATATTCAATTGCCCTCCGCCTGATGACGACCATAAGCCAGACTGATGACAGCGTTAGCGTTAACGTAGGGGGGGAGGGGGTCACGGCATCGGCGGGCGGGCAAAAGGCGACGCATTCCCCAAACCAAAAAAATTCCCCAAATCGTCCCCTTCGTCAGTCGAGATTCGCCTCGCGGAAGTGCTTGACATGCGGCGCGGAGTTCGTTCCTGACCGCGAGAGTGGGCGGTTCTGCTGCGAGAAGCATCAGATCGAGTGGACCAACAGTCAGCCTGAGCACCCGGTCATCCCGAAGGTCAGCTCGCAGCATCCCAGGGCGTTGGAGCTCCGGGATCAGAGGACGCAGTTGTGCTTGTTGGAGAAGGCGGATCCGTACACCTATGGGTTCATCCCTGACCACTGGGAGATGGCGAATCGGGTGTGGGCGGAGTGTGCGGAGCTCTTGATCAGCGGCGGCAACCGTGCGGGGAAGACGTTGTGGGCGGCTAGGCGGGTGGTGGAGACGTTGCTGTCGAAGGAGAACGGCAACGTGCTGTGTTGCCACACGAGCAATGCCACGAGCGTGACGGTGCAGCAGCCTGCGATCTACCACTATCTGCCGGTGGCGTTGCGGGCGACGAAGAAGGGCAAGATCCACTATTTGAACTACAGCAGGAAGAACGGCTTCACGGACGGCTCGTTCATTCTGCCCAATGGAAGTCGGTGTGATTTTCTCAACTACACGCAGAGTGAGAACACGATTGAGGGTCGGGAGGCGGATTTTATCTGGTGTGATGAGTTGGTGCCGCAGAGCTGGGTGGACACGTTGAGGTATCGGTTGGTGACTCGTCGTGGAAAGCTATTGGTGACGCAGACGCCATTGGAGGGTGTGGCGAGTGTGTATCGGGAGTTCACTGGTGGCGCGGTGGTGACGGAGTGGGGCGAGGGCCAGATGTTGGCTGGGAAGCAGGGGCTGCCGACGTGGCCTGTGGGCAAGGCGCCGCGGGTGATGCGACTGGAGCGGAACAACCGTTCGACGTGTTTCTTTTTTAGCGAGGACAACCCCTACAACCCGTGGGACGAGATGAGGTCGAAGCTGGTGGGGGCGCCGACGGGGCAGGTGCTGACCAGAGCCTATGGGTGGGCCAGCGACAACATCGGGAAGGCGTTTGCGCGGTTCAGAGCGGACAGTCATTGTGTGAGTCGGGACCGTGTACCTGGGGGTGGAACGCTGTACATGATCGTGGATCCGGCGGGTGCGCGGAATTGGTTTGCGATCTGGATGCTGTGTCTGGAGGACGGGCGGAGGGTGGTGGTGCGTGAGTTCCCGGACTTTGCTGGGTTTGGCGAGTGGGTGCTGCCGAGCGAGAAGGCGGACGGGAAGCCTGGGCCTGCGCAGACGTTGGAGGCTGGGCGTGCGATATCGGAGTACCGGCAGTTGTTTCGTCAGATCGAGGAGGAGCTGGGCTATGGCGAGCCGGTGATGCGGATGATCGATCCGCGTGCGGGCGGGAGTCCGGCGTTGAGCGACCAGGGCGGGACGACGTTGGTGGACCTGTTGGCGGAGCCGTCGGATTCCGAGGACGGGATGGCGTTTGTCCCGGCGCCCGCGGTGCCTGTGGATCAGCGGAC